TTTTTTGTTTGGATCGTTTTTATCTAGTATTGTAGGCTGTTTCAATCATAATGTGTCTGTTGCTTGTGCAGGGAATGACTAAGTCAAAAGTGTATGAAAAATTATGTTGTAAAACATGAAATGGTTAAATCAGGTTAAGAGAAAGCTTTTTTTTGTGGAAATATTATGCTGCATAACATAAACTCTCTATATTTGCACTGTGTTTTTCATGGTATTAGATTTAAGGTTAACAATGAAGATTGGCTGTCCGTGAGGATAGCCTTTTTTTGTTTTAACATTTGGCATAAAATGAAATTTTCGTAAGATACTGATTATTAATTAAGTGAAAAATGTGGTAAAACAATTTTAAGACGTTTACCACCCAGATTTATCCAAAAACCAAGCCCATGTACCCTGCTATGTAGGTAACTTAGTTGAATTAACATGAACTAAGACGTGGACATAAACAACTAATTAACATGTTTAGTATCAAAGTAAAAGCAAGGCCAATTAAAGGAAGAAGTAAAGAAAAAGTATTTAGATGTTGCAGAGCTATGGGAATCCGAAAAAATCAATTGGACTCCTAAAATGTGGTCTCATTGTTTCGATGTTGAGGCAGAAGCTAAGAGTAACGATTCTCCGACAGTATCGGTAGTTGAAGTGATAGACTCAATGATCTTATTATTCAAGACAAAGAGACGTGTCAAGAATGGTGTTGTAGTTACGAGCAGCAACAATGCGGAAAATTATTTGTGGATGAAAAGAGCGTTTATGGAATTTACATTAAGAAAATACTCCAAGAAATTTTCTTCTTTTTATTTTCACCACATAACAGAAAAGTTTCTGAGCGATTTTGTAAATTATACATTGAGACGTGCAAAGCTTAAAAATGCAAATAGTCAAGGTGGTCTTCCTCATAAATTAGGTCTGCTTCGTGCCGTTTTTAGATATGCCTATAAACGTAATATGTATGGCGTTAATCTGGGGGTATTTGATTCGGTACAAGAATACATGCAGGAGAAACAGCCGGAACCAAAAACGATTTCTCCCAAATCCATTGTCCGTATAGAAAACATGAGTAGGAGAGATTTTACTCCTAAAGAATGCTTCTATATTGATTTGTTTCTCTTCAGTTATTATACCGGTGGAATGGCAAACGTGGATGTGTGTCATTTGACGAAAGATTGCATAAAAGAAAATCAGATCATTTATGAGCGCAGAAAAGTGAACAAGAAGGCTACTCCTTTTCTTACAGACAAGGCTCGTATAATCATCAATAAATACAAGGATGAAGCTTTGGGTGATTATGTATTTCCTATTTTCAAAATCAAGCACAATACTGAAGAAAAGAAACACATGAGGGTCAAAGTAATCAGCATGAACGTGAACAAGACACTGAAGAAGGTAAGGGAGAAACTAAAAATAAAGGATGAAATCACCTGGTATTCGGCTCGTGGAACCTTTATCTCGAAAATGATAGACGAGGGATTCCATCCTATGCAAGTAGCCCAGTTTGCCGGAAACAGTCCTGACATGATTTACCGTCATTACTATAAGAATACAGATCCGAAATCAACGCTGGAGAGCTTGAACCGGATATTTTAAGAGAATAAAGAACCTGTCTTCAGTGGCAAATTAAATCTGGAGACAGGTTTGTGAAATAATTAAAATATCATTTTAAATAGTTTGTATGTTATTTATTTGTTATACATATTGTGATATAAATGATAATAATCTATGGAAGCAACAGTAAAGAAACAAACAGCCTTCAGATTTGACAGTGAGTTGTTGGATTTATTAAAGAGTGCGGCTAAACGTGAGCATAGAAGTTTGAATAATTATGTAGAGTGTCTTTTGCGAGAAGCCATGTACAGAGAACCAAATGAAGAAACCAAGATGGCTATTGAGGAAGCACGTTCGGGAAAATATGCTGGAACGATAGATATGAGTAGTTTTGATTCTTTTGTGAAATCTGTGAATGATATAGAATGAAGACAATTCATTATAGTACCAAGGCAAAGAAAGATTTAAAGAAATATCGGAATAATATTCGGCTAATGGAGGCTTTGTATGAAGTTCTGAGTAGCTTGATCAAAGGAGAAGCTGTTCCGGAAAAGTATAAGCCGCATGAACTTACAGGACATTATAAAGACTGCATGGAATGTCATGTCGGAAATGATTTTCTTTTAATATGGATAGATACAAAGCAGGATGTGATAGAGGTAATCAGATTAGACAGTCATTCTGAACTTTTTAAATAAACAAAGCCGTTGGGAAGAATTGAATGTTTTCCCCTAACGGCTTTTCTTGATGAATAAGATATATCAACTAAAAAGGGATAGATATAAAATAATCACTTCAGTCTTAAAAATCAGATTATTCCGTATTTATCGAACAATAGCCTTACAACGTGTTCCATCACTTAGAATCACAATATACATACCGGGCGACAAACCTGATATTTCATTATAACCGACAGGCAGTTTTTCTGTGCGAACGATATGACCACCAAGTGCAACAACACGTATCTCGACTGGTACGGCGGTGGTAATGCAGATGCGATTCTCTATTGCACGCACACTACTTGTTTCGTTCTCTACCTGATCAATTGAGGTAGGATCTTCTATCGGTTGGACACTGGCACGGACATATATGTTACTCCAAACCGTGCGAATGCGGAATTTTCCATTGCTTTCGGCTTCGAGTGTGTTCCATTTTCCGTTGGAACCTCGTTTATATTCCACAACCAGTGTTTCAGGATCGTAACCTTCAGCCGCTTCAGCTGTAAAAGTAAACGATCCTCCTTCTATTACGTCCATATCGGAACTGGCAAGTATCACACTGTCGTTTGCCTCGAAGTGGAGATCGTAGTAGGAAGGTACATACGGAGAATTATAGCTGAATGTAATGGTTATATTCACGTTTTCATCCGGCATAATAAATGAATTTTCAGCAATCGTTATTTCCTGTTCTGTTGTTTCGCCTTTTATGTTTAACGAATAATTATAGTTACTGTTGGGTGTCGTAATGATTGTGATCCGGCTACCTGTTCCAACTTGGTCTTCGGGTTGTAGCATATATTCACCAACTTGTAAAAAAGCAGTCCCTCCTTGATTATTGTTGAGAGTTAAATTGATTTTCTTGACAGCATTTCCTGTAATTCCGGTTTTCGTGATGATGGCTCCCGTATTTGTGGTAATGTTGTCAATCGTTCCAGTTCCATCAAAAAAGATAATTGATGCGGAGTTATTCAACTGTGAGATTTTTGCGTTATCCAAAGTCAATGATTTCCCTGTGGTGGAAGCATCGAAAGATACAATATGTTGTCCTTCTCCCGTAATTGTTCCATTAAAAGGAATCGGGGTTCCTTCGGCTAATTGATAGAACCAACTTTCGTTATATGAAACCGTAATATCCCCGGATACATTGGTTAAGTTCAACGGGAGGATTACAAATTCTGCCGTGATGGTGACTGGATATTTTGGCATGGTGAATTTGTTGTCTGTTACTGAAACTACAGTCGTTTCATCTCCGGTTTTGTAAACCTTCAATGTGCTTTCTTTAATTTGATAACCCGGATTAGGAGCTATGGTAAGAGATACTTCCTCACCTGCTTTTGCCTCTTTTGCTGGTGTGGTCTCAATGGTTCCGTTTTCGGCCAAGACAGTAATAGCGAAAGGAACATACTTCGTCAATTGAATTTGTTGATTCTGCTCGAAAGTATTAGCGATAGATTTTAGGTTCAAATATCCATCATCGGTTATTTCCCAAGCATCCTCATTGGGCTTTTCGCCTTTCCAGGGATCACCGTCCTTTTTAGATACATAATTGAAATTTGGAGAAATAGGATTCCCATTGAATAAAAGCGACATATCAGAACTCATATAATTATTATTATTTGTTCCTTCATTATTATGAATACTGTGTGGAATCACATACTCATTGAAATCATTATAAGAACTGATTTTTTCCATTAAAGCCAAACAAGAAGATACCTGACATTCATTAGATTGGCTATTGATACCATAAGCAGAAGTTTTATTTTGATTGTTGTTTTGGGCTGAGCCCAGCTGGATGTTCCCTAACGCATAACAGTTTTGGATAGTAGTGTATTGTGTGCATGATATTCCGGCGGCATCACATTGTTTCCAGTCGCCTCCGATTATTGTAATATCCACATTCGTATAACAGTTGGAAATAGTACATCGTGTATTAGTGTTGTTAACATCGCTTTTTCCGATCAATCCTCCGGCATTACCGTCTTTTTGGATTTGAATACTACCTGTCACAAAGCAATTATCAATAATAGGAAAAGATGTCTCTGTTTCTGGGGTTTCTGTACAACCAGCTATTAAGCCTGCGCTTAAATTTTCATCGCTTTTATCTGCTACAATATTACAATTCTGAAGTCCTAAATTTTTAATTTGCGCTCCAAATCCAATTTTGGCAAATAAACCGCAGTGCCAGTTAGTGGTTTCGTTATCAACAGGCGTAATAGACAAATTAGAAATTACTTTTCCGTTTCCGTCCAATATCCCGGCGAAAGGGGCACCAAAATAGGAGTTCTCTCCTCCGATAGGATTGAATGTTTTGTTATCCATATCAATGTCTTCCGTCAGTTTGTAATGGACTCCTTTGTCCAGGTAATTATTGTTTAAATACTTAGCCATTGTTTGGAAATCGCTGATTGATGAAATTAGGTAAGGACTGTCTTCCGTACCCTCACCGGTCAGGTAAGTATGATCGCTGTAGTGGAAAGTCGTTCCAAAGTTTTCGTCGTCTGTTTTTTTCAAGCCGAATGTTTTTTCATTGCTGTTCCATTCTTTCCAATCGATGCTTTGCGGCAAGATTGCACCTTCCATTCCGTCAGGATTAGAAGTCGGGATACAGTCGATTTTAGGACTGGCATAGTTACTGTTATTGGTGATATCGGTT